GCATGGTGCTCCTCTTTCTCTCTCGTGAGTGCCGGTACAGTCCCCGGCGCGGACGCGGAGCCTAATTGCTATCGAACCCCTCCAACGTGAGCCTGACCGCATAGTACGTGCGCTGTTGCTCCGGTGGAAGCCATTCGGGCACGTAGTCGGGGAGGTCTTCGGACTCGCTGACCCATATCAGGCTATTGGGGCCTGATTGATGCGCGTGGGCGTAGGCCCAATCGAGGAAGCCATCGACAAAGGCGTCTTTCTGATCGGCCACATCCTTAGAGTCGAACGTCCCGAAGACGACAATCACGGTCACGGACGGTACGCGCTGGAAGGTCCGATCCGTGAATGACGTATACGTCTCGGTGATGCGGTCCACGAACCCTGTCGGGGGGAACAGGGTCCGGGGCCTGGCAGGGTACATCTGAAGCGTCACGCCAGCGAAGCCAGCGTAATCCTGAAGGAACGTGGCCGCAGCTGCGCGGTATGCCGCCTGGCTCATGCGGCCTTATTCCACAGATCGATGACGACCTGTGCCATGTCGGTTTTGACAAGCGCGGCCTCGGCCGCCCGTTGCCGGAACGGCCGTGCCCGATAGCCGCGCGAGTGGACTTGCCGTGCGAACACCGTTCCGCGCCGGCCTTTGAAGATGAGTGATCCGCCGTGCTTGGCAGTGATCGTGTGCGGCTTCGGACCGGCGTCCACGAAGTACGCCGTGAAGTGGCCACCCACCCGGACCCGCTTGCCAGTGGACGACGTGACGCGGAAGGACTTGCGTAGACGGCCCGTCTTCACGGGCACGTGGGCACGCATCTCCTGTACGTCCAGCTTGCCCCACTGGCGACCGATTGGCTTCCATGCCTGGCGCATGGCAGCAAGACGCTTCTTCAGTTCGGACGCGCCTTGCAGCTGTGCCACTACGCTTCGGGCTCGGCCTTCTCCTCGGCCTTGGGCTTCTCAGCCTTCGGCTTCGGTGCTGGCTTGCGCTTGGCGGCTTCTCGCTTGGCGATGGCCGCCTTTGTGGCGACGCTCATGCGTCGTACAGAATGTTGACGCGGCCCTGCTTGGTGTCGCCGGCACCGGCGATGACGATCTTGAGGACGCCCATGACGGTCGCCGTGGTCGCTCCCTTCATGCCGGTGCCCACAAGGGCCGCCGTGGTGCCGTCTGCGGCCTCCAGGAAGGTGCTCGGATAGTAGACCGTGGACGCGGCCACGCCATTGACGCTGAGAAGCGACAGGCTGTAGGTGTCGTCGGTCACGTCGATGTCAGGCGTGCTGAGGTCGCCGATGACGAATTCGATGGCACGGATGGTGCCCTTGAAGGATCGCTGCCAGGTGAAGTCACCGGACGCATTGGTGCGGACAAAGACAGACTTCTGGCTCATGAGATTGCAAACCTCTTTCTGTGTCCAAAGAGCAACCGCGCGTATGTCGGGTCATTGGTGCCCGCCGTCGCGGCCTCGGGTCGTTCTGCGATCAGCTCGCACATGCGCATGGCCGCCCTGCTGAGCGAGTCGTCAGGCTCGTCCAGCAGCTCGTCCCACACGCCGACATCCTGCTTGACGCGGTAGATGGCCGCCTCCCGAAGCTGTGCGATATTCCAATCCCATGCCGCCTGATCACCGATGTCGATGACCTGTGCGATTTCCTCGGTCGTCGGCCAATCCGCCACTTACAGGCTCCACTCGGTGAAGGCGTCCGGGTACAGGGGGCAGTACCAGTCGATGACCACGAGGGCCACGTCCCGGCCGGCCTTGCTCGGCACGTCCACTTGAAGGGTAAATGCGCCATCTTCGGCCCATGCGAAACCGTTGCGCGGCCCGATCAGGACGTCAGTGCCGGTGCCGTCGAGCGCCGGAACGTAGACCGGGGTAAGGCCGCTGATCATGCCACCGGCCCCACCGCCGACCGTGAAGTTTGCATTGAGGTTGGAGTACAGCGGCGCGTTTGTGCCGCTCGCCTTGGCGTCGATCACTGCGGCGACGGCATCGCTCGAAAGCCACATCGTGGTGGGGCGCTGCCGAACCGCGATGGCGTTCGTCCACGCCTCGCCAATCACCAGATCATCGAAGTCGATGGTACCCGTGCCGGCACTGACACCGGACGCGAGAAGCGCCGCGATGGCCTCGGCCTCGGCATTCTCGGCCACAGCCTCAGCCAGAAGCTGAAGGTAAAGTTCCAGGTACGAGGGGTCTGACCTTTTGAGCAACTGTAGGGAAATATCGCCGCCTCCGGCGATGGTCAGCGCATCGAAGCCGGTCGACGTGATCGACGTCTCCGTGCTCGTGATGTCGTCCTTCTCGTTCACCTGAACGCCGGCCGTAGGCCGGGTCGTGATCACGGGCACATTGAGCGTCATACCAGCCGCCGGGGTCGGGATGCGACGGGTGGAGCCGAGGAACGGCCGCCCCGTGTCGATGATGCCGATCAGCTCGGTCAGGTGGGCCTCAGGGACCACGCCGAGATTGTCGGACGTGATGAGGTCGGCCATGACCCGCATCTCTTCGGCCGGGATGCGCTCGCCAGTGAGGGCGGCAAGGGCCGTCTTCATCCAGCGGCCGGCGCTGATGCTCGGATCGTTGCGCTTCGGCGCGGGAACCACGAACGATGCGCGGGCGTTCTCCTCGACCTTATCGAGCCGCTCGCCAAACTTGGCGAAGTGGTCATCGATGCTCCGCGTCAGCGGGGCAAGATCGAGCGTGGGCGGTGGAACCGCGACCGGCTCCGGTGTGACGTCGGGAGTCTCTGACACGGTTTCTGTCTCCTCTTGTGATCGCACTGCAAGTACCGTCGCCCGGTCACCATAGGCCGGTTGGTACGTCAGGGATGCCCCGGTCGCCTTGACACGGGTATGAACGCGGACACGACGCCCGCCGCGCTGGACGATGTTGGTGCCATCTGGCAGCAACACGAATTCGGCCGACACGCCGCGCACGATGCCGTCTTCCGCGAGCGCGAGAAGATCGTCACCGGCCGCCGTTCGACCGACCTTGAACGTGGCATGGGCGCCGTCATCGGCCTCCCACACCTTGACGGAGCGTCCGACCGCGTGCCGGGTCATCTTCGGCCCGCCGTCCTGGCCGATGCCGAAGCGAGCTTCGTGCTCCATGCCCATCAGCATTAGACCGTCGTTGGGCGTATCCGCGAACGATCCGCGAGCGAACATCTCCTGGCCGTGGACGGTTTCGATGATCGTGTCCCACGGCAAGAGACGGACGTCAATCTCGCGCTTGGCGACGTCACGAACCTGGACGTTGACGTCGGTTTCGACCTCGATGCGTTCCAGCTCGTCACTCATCGCCGGCGTCCTCGATGACCACCGGGGCCGGCACTTCAGGCTCTTTGGCCTTCGGAGGACGGCCGCGCTTCTTCGGCGCAGGAGCCTCGGCGACCACGGCTACAGGCCGGGTGCGGACGCTCGGCACCTTCGGTGCGGGCGGCTCGTCATCCTGAACGCGGACGAACCGGCGACCGGCTCGCGTCTCTCGCCATTCGTAGTGGACTGCCATAGAGAAAGACCTCCCTACCACGCTCTGGCGGACGTTTCCGCGTGGGGGAGGCCGACGATAGATCGGGACTGGTGACGGAGCACACGGCCCGTAGGTATTCGGTTAGGTAGACGCGCCTGATGCCCTCAGACCCTAGATGGAAACGCGCCTACGGCGCTTAGTGTGGGGCTACGCGGGAACCGCTGTCAATACGGCCTCGTGGACCTTGCCACAACGCGAGCACGTACCAATGAACGGGCCCGCCTGGGCCAGGAGCTTCCCACACGGCCGAATAATGCCCTTCAGGGTCCGCAGACCGTCGCAGCGGACCGGAGCGGCACTGCGCGTCTCAAAGGACACTGCGGACGGATTCGCGGCCGGGGCCGCGAACGGGATCGGGGCGTTCTCAACGTCACCCGGCAGGATGCCCTCTCGCTCCTGCGCCATCTCCGCTGTCAATACGCCGGCATCGATGCCCAACTTGTAGACCTCATACCGCGTCTTCATGTCGGGCCGTTCCAGCGCATCGATGTTGAACCTGGCAACGGTGGATCGCGTCAGGAGGTCGGACATCTCCTGTTCGATTTCCTCCAGGAAGTAGGGCCAGAGGCCGCCCCGGACCCACTTGGTGAATTCGCCTTCCAGGTTCTGATAGGTCAGCGAGCTTCCCGGCGTCTGGTAGTCGAGCAACGAGCCCGGAATACCGAACATGCGGCCCGCTTCGCCGTTCTGATAGTCCCTGGCCGCGAGCATCTGGACCCGCGAGACGTCAGGCTCGTGCTGCGTGATCGAGTCAATGCCGCTGTCAACGACCTTCGGCACGTTATTCGGGCGGTCTACCCACTGCGCCCGCAGCTGATCGGCTTCCGACAGCCCCGACACGGCATCCAGCGTCGGGTCGAGCACGCCGGCGGCCTTGATGACCGTGGACGGATAACCACCCTCGGCGTAGAAGTTGGCAGCGAAGTCCTGTGACTCGACAGCGACGGAGATAGCCGCTCCGCACAGCTGCAACGGCCCCACACCACGCCAGCTGTCGGCTTGCTGAACGAACGTCAGATGCCGAAAGTCCTCGATGGACGCGCTGCGCATGTTCGCCGGCAGGGGCCGCTTCGTCGTGTAGCTGCGCCACGTGACATCAGGGAACCTCGGATCGTCCGGGTTGTCCTCGGTGAAGACCTCGACCGGGTTGAGATTCACAAGACTAAGGGCCTGGCCGTCACTGTCACGCTTGGCAACCCACCACCACGCCTCGCCACGGGTGGCCATGTTCCACGCCGTGTCCCTGAAGAACGTGCGCGGCTTGGTCAACGGGTTCGGCCGCTCCACCACGCGGGGGCGGTCCTCCGGGGCCATGAGCAAACCGTTGCGGTAGCAATTCATGGACAGTGCGCCGGTCGTCGTGGCGATGAGCGACACGGCACGGAAGATCGACGGCACGCTCAGTGCATCGTTGACGCCCTGGATGGCCCACGGACCCCTCGGACGGAGACGGGCTAGGAGGTCGTCGATGCTGTCCCCGGAGCGGGTCTGCTGCTGGATCGGTGGCGGGATGAAGAGGTCGCGCAGGAATGACGTGACGGACATCCTAGTAAATCCTCGCTCTAGCGGTGGACGGCCCTGACGCGAGCCATACGGCACGGATCGCCGCGAGGGCAGCGGGGATCGAGTGGTCATCGGACATTCGGACAGCCTGGAAGTGGCCGGTATCGTCGTGGTCCTTGCGGGCGGTCCATGCCAGGTCGTCCGTGACGGCCTCGGCGTCCTGCCAACGGATGCGGCCGGCGGTCACGAGGTTCACAAATTGTGCAGATGCGTTGGCGTATTCCTGGCCGCTGATCTTGACGGGCTTTCGAAGGTACTTGGCTAGCTCGGCGTCCGTCAGTGGATCGATGCCGACCTTCATTGCGCCGATCTTCCTGGCGTCGCGGTCGATGTCCTCGCCAAGGGCCTTGACGTCGATAGGTGATCCGGTCACGTCATAGAGAAGGCGCAGTGCTATCGTGCCGTCCGGCTGTTGCCACGCAAGCGCAGCGGCCGCCCTTGTGCCGTCTGGGGTCATTGAGACGGCCATGACCGGGGATCTCGGACCTCCCACGGGTCCCCGGCATTGCGCCCATGCGTACTCATCGACCAGCCGCTCGCGCGTGGACGGAACCCAGCGGCACAGGTGCTCGGTTTCGAAGATGGACAGCGTGCCGGACAGCCTGTACGCGGTGAATTTCCGCTCCAGGTAGGCCATCATGTCACGGCCGTCCAGCTGGCCGATGGCAGGGTTGCCCTCCAGCCAGCCCTTCCGGTCTGAGACGTCCCGGGCCGGGGCCGCCGACCACTCCAGATAGGCGAGGTTGGGGTCACTGTCGGCCCTGGCGCGGAGTCCGTTGAGGACGACGCTATCGTCCTCGCCGGCGTTGGATAGGTACAAAATCTGCGGATTGGCCGACTGCGAGAGGGTCGGCTCGGCAGCGGCGATGAATTCGTGGTCGTCCAGCTCTCGGGCTTCGTCCACGATCACGTCGTCATTGGATGGACCACGTGCACCGCTCCGGGTGGGGGCCACGATGCGGTAATGGCCGCCGTTGCGTAGGCGTATCTCCTCCTGGCCGTTGGCGAAACGCGGCTTGCGCTTCAGAAGGTGCGGGTACTGCTCAAGGAAGATGTCGGCCACGCGGCCGTGTACCTCCCTTGGAAGCTCCCTGTTCTGGGCCGTGTGCATGATCTTTCGGCCCATCTGTAGACGCCTGACGATGTGCGGCACGAGGACTTCTGTCTTGCCATTTTGCCGGCTACAGATGACGGCGACCTCGGGGTACAACCACTTGTCACCGGGTCCCAGAGCCTCGATGTAGGTCGCCGCGATGTCCTGCCATTGCATCGGAACGATGCCGATCTGCGCTGATACTGCGCGGAATTCGGCCACAGACGACCGGATCGGGCGGGGTGGCGCAATACGCGGCTTCGACTGGCCGACGACCCTGCGCGGGGCCTCAGCGAGCACGTGGGGCCGTGTAGTCGGTTCGGACCGGTTCGGAACCGGTCGGTTCGAACCGCGTTGGGGGAGAGAAAGAAGCGCCAGCGTCGCGGCAGCGCGCAAGGCGGGCACGAGGAGTTTCATGACTCCGTATTTAAACACGCGGCGCGAACCGGGGCATTCACGGATTGTGATCCAATAAAAACATGC